GAAGGCCTACTGGCGGGCGGCGCGGCGGCGGGGGGCGGTGTGGATCCGCCGGACCTGCTGGGCGGTGCCCTTCCCGCGGGTGCGCAGGACGCCCCGTCGCCGGCCTGCTCGCACGATGCGGTTGGCGGCGCTCTCGTCGAGCCCAGTAGCCCGGGCTGCCGCGCGGAGCGAGATCCACTCCTCGAACGGGAGCAGCATCAGGACGTGGTCGGTGGTGATCGCGGGCATGCCTGATCGGCCTTTCGCTTCGGGTCGGTGTCGCCGGGTTGCTCTCCCGGCGTCGGTAGGACCGTATATCACGTCGGCTTCGCCGCCGATGTGGGCATCTCGTACGAAGCGGGTCGTAGGTGTGCGGATATGCTTCCCCGGCGCCGTACCGGAATGACCACCTCCGAATGTGAACCGAGCGAGGCCGGACGGCGGCTACGTTGCTGTTGCTCATGGGGGGATGCCACGTCGTGGAGACCTTGGAAGACCTGGTCACGCGTGCCGCAGAGGGCGGTGAAGGCGCCATCGATGCCTTCGCTGCCCTGCACGATGAACTCCAGGAGACTGTGTACCGCTGGGTTTTGCGCCTCGTCTGGGACGGGCACGTTGCGGAAGACCTGAGCCAGGAGGTCTGGCTGAAGGTCGCCCAGAACATCAGTAAGTACCGGGCTGGCTCGAACTTCATGGGCTGGCTGAAGACGATCACGAGGAACACGGCCCTCGACCATCTGCGGGCCGTCCAGCGACGCCCTCCTGAGTCCCTGTGCGCCAATCACCTGGAGCTTGACCGGCCCCGGGCAGGGCAGACCACCGAGGAGCTGGCAGAGAACCGGGAGCTGGCCCGTGCGGTCGAGGCGCAGTTGTGCAAGCTGCGTCCCGACCAGCGGCAGGTCCTCATCCTGCGGTTCTTCGACGGCGAGAGCCCGGCGCGCACCGCGGAGATCATGGGGAAGACGGACGGAGCAGTCCGTACCCTGACTCTGCGGGCGCTGCGGAAACTCGCTGAGGTGATGCCGCCGAGCGAGTCCTCGGCGGAGCTGATTGAAGAGCTGCTGACGGCGGCCGTGGGCAAGGACAGGGTCGTCGAGACCCGCGTGGAACGAGAGGCGAGGTCGCATGTTGCGACGCGGTGACCAGAGCGAGCGCCTGGAGCGGGCACTGGAAGGCGGGCCTGTCCCTCACGACGAGGAGACCCGCCGCCTGCTCGCTGCCGTAGGTGCGCTGCGGCCCGGCTACCGTCGGGATCCCGCTCGCGCCCGGGCTACGAGAGAGGCGGCGCTCCGCGAGTTCGAGCGAGCGCTGAACCCCCAGGCGGTACGAGAGGACGCTGGCACGAACGACGGTCTCGACGAGCCGGAGATCCACCAGCACGAGGTCGAGCTGTCCGACGGCGGGCGACTCCTTCTCAGCGATATCGAGCCGATCACGCCTGAGCGCGCCGAGAGGAGCCGGGAAGTGATCGAGCGGATACTCAACAACGAGCGGGACCGGCAACAGCGGTGACCTCGGACTACCCGATCAAGATCCACATTCTCGACCCGGACGAACACGACCCAGACGCGATGGCCCTCACCGATGTGGGCGTGGTCAACGTGGACGGGGAACGGCACCTGTTCTTGAAGCCGCAGAGCTTCTACTCGGCAGTCCGGCAGATCCGCAAGTCCATGCCGGACATGCCGCTTGAACAAGTCGAGCGCCTGGTGCGCGAGCATGTGAGCTTCAGGGACTTCGACGAGCTGCTGGCCCCTGCCGTCGAGCCTCCCACGCCGCTGGTCGACCTGCCCCCACTGCCGCCTGAGCCCCCGACTCCGTTCGTGCCTGCTCAGCGCAAGAGGGGCAGGAACTGGGCGATAGCCGCTGCCCTCATCCCGGCCTTCGCCGGAACGTGGGCTGTCGGGTATGCGACCGCGATGAACGGGACGCAGAGCGCTGCCAGCGCGCAGGACCAGATGCCGGCAACAGCGGCGGATGACGAGTACAAGGCGCCGGAGCCCTTCGAGGCCGGCGACTTCCTGGACTTCTCGAAGGCCGGGAAGATCGCATGCCACGCGATCGACAGCCTCGAAGCGGAGTGCACTGACTCTGACGGCATGGTCATGGCCACCACTGCTGCTACTGGCCCCGACTCCGTCGTCTTCACCTTCTCGTACGGGTCCGAACGCCTGGGCTTGAGGATCTTTGAAGACGTCGACTACGCCGCGACGTGGGTTCAGCAGGACGGCTCTCAGGCGATGTATCCCCACATGAAGCGCTGGGGTCGCTACGTCTTGTGGGGAACGGACGAGGAACGCCTCGCTGAGTACATGAGCGAACTGCGGTCGGCACCGCAGAAGCGTCCTGCCGCCCTCACCGAGATGGGCGGGCATGGGGTACCTCTGCCACCGCGTCTTGCCGCGCTCACGCTCGGCACTCTGGGACTTGCATCGGAGGATTTGAGCGAGATCGTGTTCAGGCCCGAGCAGGCCGGGGTGACCATGCCGACCTTGCTCGCCGTCCGAGCTGTGCTGGGGTTGGACGTTGGCGTCCCCTCGCCTGAGCCGTCTGGGATCGACGACATCGTGGCCCTCGCCGCAGGGCTTGAAGCGTCGTCGCCCAGCGACGAGACCGAGACCAATATCGTCAGCGTGTCAGTCGTCGAGCCAGAGACAGAGCTGACGCCCGAGCCGGACCCGGAACCCACGCCTGAGCCGGAGCCGACCACGACGCAGGACCCGGAGCCGACGCCCGAGGCGGACTCGACCCCGACGTCCGAGCCGGCCCCGGAGTCGACGCCCGCGTCCGAGCCGACCCCGACGCCGGAGTCGACGGTCACCCCGGCCCCCGAACCGGCCGCGACCCTGACTCCGGACCTAGAGCCCATTTCGGAGCCGACTCCTTCGGAGCCCGTGTCCGACGTGACGCCGTCACCGGACCTGGACCCGGCGCCGTACCCGGCCCCAACCTCGGAGCCGAACTCCAGCGGCGGGGAGGGGAAGAGGGGCGGTGACGAGGCCGACCCGCTCGAACTCGACGAGTTCGAGGGAGGGGGTCTTCTGGGGCTTCCTCGGGCCTGGGTTGCACAAGCTGGGTAGAGAAGGGCCCCTCAGGACGATGTCCTGAGGGGCCCTTCTGCGGTGGGTCAGAACGGAGGTGTTCCGGCCCACTGATCGTCCGCCATGGCGCGGCCGATTGCCGGAGCCGTTGTGCGCGTCGCCGTGGTCTTCGAGACGGCCGCGGTGGCGTTGCGCAGGCTGGGGCCGACCTCCTCGACATCGAGCTCGAAGACCGTGCGCCGAACGCCTTCCCGGTCTTCGTAGGACCGCTGGCGGAGGCGGCCCTGGACGATGACGCGCGTGCCCTTGGTCAGCGATTCTGCGACGCTTTCGGCGGCCTGCCTCCAGACCGAGCAGGTCAGGAAGAGGGGTTCGCCGTCCTTCCACTCGTTGCTCTGGCGGTCGAAGGTGCGCGGGGTCGATGCGACGCGGAACTTGGCGACGGCTGCGCCGGAGGGGGTGAAGCGCAGCTCGGGGTCGTCGACGAGGTTGCCGAGGACGGTGATGACGGTCTCGCCTGCCACGGAAGGCCTTTCGGATGGAGAGGGGTGGCCCGATGGGCGGGCCGCGAGAGATGTGGGGTCAGGAGAAGAGTGCGCGCCAGGTCTTCGGGCCCGGGAGGCCGTCGGCGTCGCCGCGCAGGTCCGGGCGCGAGAGCTGGAAGTCGCGAAGGTTCTTGCGGTCGGCCTCGGACCACTTCGAGCCGGGCCCGGAGGTGTAGTGCCTGCCGAAGCCGCGGGCGACGAGCTGCTTGCCGAGCATGGTGATGTGCGCGTTGTTCTTTCCGGGCCCGAAGTAGGAGGTGCCGGGGAAGGGCGGCATGGGCTTGGCAGCGGACGGGAGGGAGCCGAGGAGCTTCTTGAGGGAATCCGGCCCCGGGATGCCGTCTGCTGCCTTGCCCTTGAGGCCGATGGACAGCTGGTAGTCGCGGTAGTTGAGGGTATCGACGTCGGTCCAGGTCGGGCCGGGGCCGGCGGTGTACCGCTTGCCGAAGCCGCGCTTGACGAGAGCTTCGCCGGTCCGGGTGATGTGGGCTCCACGGGCGCCGTAGCCGTAGACGAGTCCGTTGATGGTGGTCTGGTAGCGGGCGATCGAGCCGCTGCTCGTGTCGGTGTCCCCACCGGGCGAAGGGGCGGGCTTGTAGTCCCCGGCCGGCATCCCGGCGCGGACCCAGGAGTAGAGCGCCGGTCCGGGGCATGCCGTGGCGAAGCCGTCCTTGTGGCCCTTCTTCGCCAGGGTCCGGCCTGTCTTACGGCACGCCTCCTCGTACAGGGCGCGGGCGGCGGCCAGGGCCTTCGCGCTGGGCTCCTGGCTGCCGCCGATGGCGATCTGGACGCCGATCCCGGTCACGTTGTGGTCGGGGCAGTGAGCGCCCTGGAGGCTCCATCCGCGGCCCTCGTAGATCGTGCCCGCCTGGTCGACGACGAAGTGATAGCCCACGCCGGACCAGCCGTTGGCGCGGTGCTCGGCCTCGATGGCGCGCATGATCGCGAAGCCGGTACGCGAGATCGGGGTGCCGCCGTCGTAGTGGATGAAGAACTCGGTGCGGGAGCTGAGCGGGACGGTGTTGGGCGTCCCGGCCCAGGGCTTGGCGCCCCACTCGGCGCGGGTGACGATCTTCATGGTGGTGCCCTCCAGAGGCTGGGGTCAGGGAGGGAGCACCGTGAGGGCAGAGCGGGCCTAGTGTCGCGTCCTGCCGCTGGAGGAGCAGTGGATCATCCGTCGATCACCTCGGCGTCGACGACGGTGCCGTCTTCCAGCGCGGGCCGGTCGGGGTACTCGACGGCGAAGAGCGTCTTGTTCAGCCGTTCGGCGAGGGCGCCGAGGTCCACGTGTTCCTCCGGCGAGGGCTCGGAGTCGGCGAGGCCGGTGATCTCGACGGCCAGGGCTGCGTCCTTGCCGTAGTGGTGACGGTGTTGGCGCTCCAGGTACCACGCGTCCGCGCGCCAGTCGGGGGCGGTGCGGTCCTCGGTGACCTCTTCGACGATCTGTCCGGTCTCGACGTCCCGGTACTTACGGGTGGTGGTCTTGGTGACGATCCCGCCGTCGGCGACCCTTCTGATGTTGGCCATGGCGCGAGCGGCGGCCATCGCGCGGGCGGTGCGCACCCGCTCGAACAGCTCGACGTAGGGGTCCTCGTCGCGGTTGGGCTTCTGGCCCTCGTCGCGGGCGGCGGCTTCGGCGCGGCCTCGGGCCATCCATCTCCAGTACGTGGCGGCGCTGATGCCGGCGGCCTCGGCTGCGAGTTCGACCGCGATGCCGGACCGGGAGGCGGCCAGGATTCGGCTTTCGACTTCGGCGGACAGGAGGGTGGGCCTGCCGGCCCCAGGACGGCGCGGCTTGCGGCGGTTCGACATACTCAGGCGCCCTTGCGGCCGGGGGTGAAGTGGTGACCGCAGGCCGGGCAGGTGGTAACCCGGGGCCGTCCCTCGTCGTCAGGGCTGAGTTCGGTTCCCGTGCCATAGCCGTCGTCGGGCAGGTGGAGCGTGGGGGTCTGGGCATCGCTGTCGTGGATGGCGCCGGGCAGGGTCTCGGGGTCGACCTGGCGCAGCAGGGTCTCCAGCTCCTCGTCGGGGATGGCGAGGGAGTCGTAGAGGTCCGGCTCGGCGGTGACGATGTCCTCGAAGAATGCGGCGAGCGCGCGGGGCTCCCAGCCGCCGTCCTGGGTGATGCGGTTGAGCTTGATGATCACGGCCTTGGCCTCGGTGTCGCTGCGAGAGGCCCAGCCGCGCTGGACAGGCACCAGCCAGCCGCCGTCGTCGTCGACGAGGATGCCGTCGGGTGTCGGCATGCCCCGGTGCTGCATCTCGTGCAGGGACTCCCGGCGGCCGTGGCCGCCGATGGCCAGGCCGGTGCGCTCGTCGACGATCGGCTGGTCGAGGAAGCCGTGAGTCTGGATCGATTCGATGATCCGCTCGATCTCGTGCTTCTTGGGGTTGCCGGGACTCGGGGCCAGGTCGGTGAGGGGGATGTAGGTGGTGTAGCGGGGGGCGGGCACGGCCATCGGGGTCCTTCCGGCAGCGGGGGTGATGCCGGCGGCGGGCGCGGTCTGCGAGCCCGCGGACTTCAACCGCGGCGTCCTGCCTCGCAAGCAGGGCATGCCGTCATGGCCGGGCCGTGTCCGCCGCCGGACCGGCACCGCCCTTGTTCCGGATCGGACAGTGCCGGGGCCTGCCCGCCTGCGGCGACGTCACTGCGAGCGGGTGAGCCGGGCGGAAGGTAGAAGACCGCGGACGCTTACGTCGTGGGGTGGGATCGGGAGGCGAAGCGGGGCGCGGCTGGCGACGGCTCAGTCGTCGGCGGTCTCACCTCGGTTGGCGACGGCCACCCAGAGGTCGCCGTCCCACGTCACGGAGTCAACGGTGCCTTGGAAGACGAAGGACACCTTCGTGGAGCCCGAAGGGTCCGTGATGAGCACGGGCGGCTTGTCCACGACGCCGGTCATGCCGTCCAGGTGGACGGTGTCGCCCTGCTTCAGGTCCTTCGCCAGGACGTACGTCCGGTCGGAATCGATGGAGTGCGCCAGGGGCTTGAACGCGTGGATGGAGGTTCCGGCCGTGGCTTGGGCGAATCGACTGGCCAGGTAACGGCTCAGGGGCCTGCCCTCTTCGTTGACCAGGAGCGGCCCCTCGGAACGACCGCCGATCGCCTGCTGGACTAGGTCAAGGACATCAGGGCTGAGGGGCACGGCCTTGGGTCTGGGCTTGCCCTTCACGGGCGTCTCGACGACTGCCACGCCCTCGTCGGCGAGGACATCGCGGGCGTCAAGGCTCAGAGCGTCACCGAGGCGCATGCCGGACTGCATCAGCGCCCAGAGGGCTCGGTGCGCGGCGGGAAGCGACTCGTCGGTGGTGAGCCGCTGCACGTCCTCGCGGCTCAATGGGGCGGCGGTCAGGTCCGCGCGCTGGCCGCGTCCCGGTCGGTCGGCGCGAGCAGCTTCCGCGTCCGCCAGTCGGTACTGCATCGCGCCCGTAGCCAGGTCACGGTCGACGGGGGTAAGAGGTGCGAGGAGGCGGCGAGCGTACGACTCGCTGACGTTCCAGCGTTCGGCACAGTCCTGTGCGGTGATCAGTTCATCGGCCATAGCAGAAACGTATGCACACCCTGTTTGTACGTCAATGGCGTCATGGATGGGCCGCGCCGAGACGCCAGTCGCTGGAGCGCGGTAGTCATCCCATGACGTGTGCTGTACTATTTTTCTGGCTGGGAGAGCGACCCGGCTATCTGGGCCTAGGTGTAACGGATTTCCGCCCCCGCACGTACGTAGTGGCGACGCCTCAGCACCCCGCCCGGGAACCGACCCGAAGAAGCCCTGGGCGTACCTGGGGTGAGAAAGGACTGCCATGTCGAACGACGCTGGCCAGACGACGGAGACCTCCCTGTCCCTCGGGGATGCCGCCCTGCTTTCAGCCTTCGCCAAGCTCTTCAAGAGCCGCGTCGTGCCTCAGATCGATGCGAAGGCGGACGCCGTCAAGGCCCCGCTCCTCGCCGCCTACGAAGACCCCGACAGCGGCATCAAGTCCATCGACGTGCGGATCGGCGGAGTTCCGGTCGCCACGCACACCGTCTCCGTCTCCAGGGGCAAGTACGAGGTGGGGGACGAGGAGAAGTTCACCGCCTACGCCGATGACTGCGGCGAAGCCGAGGCGATCATCCAGGTCCGTCCCGCCTTCCGGGACGCCATGCTCAAGCGCGCGGCCTACGACAAGGCGACCGGCAACGTGGTCGACAAGATCACAGGAGAGGTCATTCCGGGTGTCCGCTACATCCCCGGTGGTCAGCCCACCGGGTCGATCAGCACCACGTGGAAGGACGGCGGCCAGGAGGCGCTGGAGGCGGCGTACGCCAGCGGCCAGCTCAGCGGCCTGCTGAACGGGGTGCCCATGCTCCCCGCCTCCGAGCAGCAGTAGCCGACCGCCAGCGCCAGCAGCCCGGCCGTGCTTCCGGCGGCCGGGCCCCGCTCCAGAGGACCATCTCCTTGTCCAGCCACGCCCACATCACCCCTGCCCTCGGCGAGGGCATATCTGACCGCGCGTTCCGCCTCTACTGCTTCCTCGTGCTCAAAGGCGGTGGACGGTGGGTCACCGTCCAGGATGCCGCCGACGCCTGCGCCTTGACCAACCACCAGGCGCGCAAGCCCCTGTCGGACCTGCGGAAGGCCAGGATGGCCGAGTCCCGCCGTGTCTACGAGATGGGTTCCCACGGCCGCAAGACCTGGCACACCCACTTCCGCACCATGGACCAGGCGAATGGGGTGGCAGCGTGATCGACCGCAGCGCCCTCCGGCGCAGCCCCCGCCGCAAGTACCACGTCGAGGTCGAGTCCGAGACCGTCCGCGACACCAACCTCAGCTACCGCTCCCTCGGCATCCTGACGTACTGCCTGGACCAGCACGAGAGCTGGCAGGTGCGCAGCGAACAGCTCTCCCGAGGTGAAGGGCGCGAAGGCCGCGACGCCATCCGCAAGTCGCTCCATCAGCTCGCCAAGTACGGCTACTACCGCCTGGAACGGCGCCGCTTCCGCGACGGCAAGACCGTCATGGGCGCGGCGATCAGCGAGTACCCCATGGACCAGTGGGCCCGCGACTACGAGATCTTCGGCGAGGACCTGACGATCCCCGTCGTCGAGCAGCAGGACGGCTCGTGGCAGGTGCGCTACCCCGACGACACCTACGGGCCGGACGGGATCACGGCCGGCACGGCGCCGGGCACCGACGACGTCCCGGCTGGCGGAGAGCAGACGTCTGCTCCTGAGCCGGAGGCCGACACCGAAGAGACCCCGGCCACGGAGGTGAAGCGGCCTCTTCCCCCGGCTGCCCGCGCAGCCGCCGAGCAGAAGAAGCGCAGGCCCGCCGCGCCGCGCGCCACCAAGAAGAAGCCGGACGAGGACTCCGCGGACGGCGAGTCCTCCGAGCCGAAGACGAAGACCCCGGCTCAGGAAGTCGCCTCCTGGTACTACGACCACGCCACCAAGCACCTCGGCCCGTACGCAGGACCCAAGAAGTCCGGCTGGTACTTCGGCCTGGTCCAGCTCAGCAAGCAGGCCCTCGAAGCCGGATACGAGCAGCAGCAGGTGGCCAAGGCGTTCCAGCGCACGGGAGTGCACTGGCCGAACGCTCCTCACTTCCAGCGGGCGCTGAGCGACGAGCGCAACAACGCCCCGATGCCAGCCCGGTATGGCGGGCGGCCCGCGCTCTACAACGACGCTGCCACCTGGGGCCCCATCGGCAGCGACGACCCGCCGACCGCCCCCGTCTTCGACGAACCCGTCTTCAGCGTCGTCCCCGCCTAACGAGAGAAGCCCGCAGTGAGCACCATGACCATCGAGCGGTTCCACGTCGGACAGGAGCCGATGCCTCTGGGGAACATCGTCAGCGACCGCATGCTCGCCGCCCTCAAGCGCGGCGGCGCCGACCTCTCCCAGCTCGGAGTGAACACCCCGGAGCATGACGATGGCGCTGGGCTGTGGGAGGACGTCGCCGTCCCGCAGGCACACGCACGAGCCCTGGCCTGGCGCAACAGTGTCCTGGCCGCCGACCACGACGACTACCTGAAGTGGCGCCTCGCAGACCTCGACGAGAACCAGGGGCCCATGCTGCTGAAGAGCTGGCTCGACAGCCTGATCACAGCCAAGAAGACCCGCGCCCGGCCCAGCACCATGAACCTCGTCGTCGCGGGCAACGTCGGCTCGGGGAAGACCACCGGCATCCTCGCACTCGGCAACGAGGCCAGCGAGCAGGGCCTGTTCGTGCGGATGGTGCAGCACTCCACCTACCTGGCATGGCGCCGCCCCGACGGCGGACCGAACGACCTGAGTAAGTACGCGGTCCGCAGGCGGTTCGTCGAAGAGCCCGACCTGCTCATCCTCGACGAGCTGTGTGGCGAGATGGACGGAGTCCAGACCGACTTCGTACGCCGGGAGACCACCAACCTGGTCGGCTCCCGGATCGCCGCCGGCAAGCCCACGGCGTACTCCACCAACCTGCGCCGCGACGCGATCAAGGCCATCCTCGGTGAGCGGCTGGTCTCCCGGATCGAGGACCGTGCCTACCTGATGAAGGTCGTCGGCAAGGACCGGCGTCAGCCCCGGCAGGCCCTCGACTGGTGAACGACCCGGGCGCCTCTAGTACGTGACAGAGGCATACCTGGAGCGCAGTAGGGGGTGACGCTATAGGGTTTGGGCAACCGAGAGCCGACGAGCATAGGCATCTCGGGCCGACCCGAAGCGAAGGAACACCCATGTCCAAGCTGCCTGCTGCGCGTGCCGTCACCCAAGGAGAACGTGAACTTCGCGACTGGCACAAGCGGTTGCGCCTCGGCGCCGCAGGCGCCGGATTCGGCATGATGATCGCCAGCCTCTACCAGCTCCACTGGGCCGGAACGCTCGTAGGCTTTCCCACGATCGCAGCCGGCGCGATGGCCGTCTCCCTCGAAACCCTCCTCGCCTTCAACGCAGGCGCGGTCACGACCATCCGGCGCCGTGACGCCGACGGCAACGAGACCGGCTACTACTGGTCGCTCTGGCTGATCTTCGGATTCCTGCTCACCATCTCGATCGCGGCCAACGTCGGCCACGCCATGGCCGCACTCGCCACATGGTTCGGCAGTGGCCAGGCACCCCAGGTGCTCAACGAGAACCGTGCCTGGGTCTACGGGATTGGATCCGCGGTGGCCGCGATGGTCCCCCTCGGCGGCAGCTTCGGTCTGCACATCTCCGGGTTCGTCCGCGCTCACGGAGCCGGGTCGGACTGGGTGGACCCTGACGGCACCTGCGTCGTCCAGGAAGAGGCGGCCACCGCCCCGCCCGCCCCCGCGGTCGGCGAGGACGCCGCCGAGACCGCCGAGCCAGTCGTACCCGAGACCGAGGAGGAGGGCGACACCTCCAAGGAGGACGACGAGAGCGGCCCCAACGAGGAAGACGAGCAGGACGACGACAGCGACGCCACGCTCACTGAAGAGCAGCTGTATGCGATCTGGAAGGACGCCCGGGACAAGAACGAGGAGTCCCGCTTCGGACGGTTCGGAGACCTCAACCCGTCGCAGCTCGGACGCCGTCTGGGTCACACCCCGCAGAACGGGCGGAAGAACGTCGGGCCCCGCTTCGAAGCCCGCTACAGGGCGGAGAAGTTGAAGGAGCAGGGCGGGGGCGTCAACATAGACGAGCTGGCCAAGGTCACGGAGCCGTCCCCCTGACCTTCGCCGAGAACGACGTACGACGCGGCGGGCGCACCCTCTTCGGGGCGCCCGCCGCCGTCATGAGCGGCCACGGTGGGCCGACGGGCGGGCGGCGGTGCCTCGCGGAGCTGCACCTGGCCCTCCGCCCGCCTTGAAGAAGGGCGATCACCCCAGGTAAAATTAGTACAGCAGACGTCACGCCGCGATCTTAGGGGCATGCCCGTCGCAACATCCGGGAGAGCAGCCCGGATACCGACCCGAAAGGCACCACCATGGCTGGAATCACCACGCCGCAGCGCACCCGCAGGAGCCGCCGACCGACCGGCATGCCTAACCCGCCGCTCGTCCTGCTGACCGGGCTGGAGAAGACCGGGAAGAGCTTCGAGGCCGCACGCGGCACCGGCTCAGACCTCGTCGGCCGCTCCTTCTGGATCGAGATCGGCGGCACGGAAGGCACGGCCGACTACTACGGCCGCGTCCCCGGAGCCGACTACGAGATCGTTGAGCACGACGGCTCCTACCAGGACATCCTCGACGCCATCCGATGGGTCAACCACCAGCCCCGGACCGATGGCAAGCCCAACCTCCTGGTCATCGACACCATGACCGCCCTGTGGGACATGCTCAGCGACGAGGTCGCGAGGTACGCCCGCAACAGGGCCATTCGCAAGGCCGAACGCAACCGCTCCCGCATCCCCACCCTCGACGACCCCGTCGTCATCGACTCCGACCTGTGGAACCGAGCCAAGGACCGCTGGGGCGAGGTGCTGTGGCAGATCCGCCGCCACCAGGGCCCCTGCCTCCTGCTCGCCCGCACCGAGATCGTCACCGCCTTCGAGAACGACAAGCCCACCCGGAACACCACCCGCAAGATCAAGGCGGAGCGCAACCTCCCCGCCACCGTCGACGCGATCGTGGACCTGCACGCCATCGGCGACGCGTGGCTCACCGGAGTCCGCAGCCTCCACATGGACATCCGGCCCGGCGAGACCCAGCGGTTCGCGGACTTCACGGTGGACGCCCTGCTGCGCCGCCTCGGGCTCCAGGACGCGGCCGACTCCCGGTCCGTCTCCGAGCTGCGCCCCGACGCCACCTTGGGCGAACCCCTGCTCGGACCGCCTGCCCCGCAGCAGGCCCCTACGCTGACCAGCGCGCAGGCAGCCGAGATGATCCGGCGGGCGCTCATGCACCCGGACAACCCGGAGGCGGAGCTGCGCGCGCTCCGCGAGCGGCACGGCCGCCTCGTCCTTGGGGCGGTCTCGACGCAGACGGCGTGGGGAACCATGAGCGCCGACGACCTCATAGACCGGTCCCTTGAGCACCTGAAGACGAAGGCCGAGCAGGCTCAGGCCGAAGCACGCCAGCAGGTCACGGGCACCACCCCCGAGCCCGATGACACCGAGCAGACCCCGGGCGGGCCCGAGCAGGGCTCGTCCACCACGGCCGGCGAACCCGAGCCGGACGACTCGGTACCGCCGCCCCCGGACCCGCAGCAGCCGGAGCCGGGGCCCGAACCCGTCGATGAGGTCAGCGAGGCTGAGGAACCGCAGGACCTGCCCCACCGTGTCCCTAGCCCCGTGCAGGCCAGCAAGGTCGACCGCGTCATGACCGTCCTGCTCACCGAGGCGGAGATCCAGGCGCGCACCCTCGGGATCACCCGCGAGGACCACCTCGCCTCCCTCGCGACCGAGGGCACCGTGACGATGACGAGGTTGCGCAACTACGTTGCCCGGAACCGGCACCAAGTCGCCGACCTTCTGGAGACCGACGGGCACCACGACATTGCCGACGCGTACCGCCGTGCAGGCACCCCAGAGCTGAAGATCGCGCAACTCTTCGCGCCCCTGCACGCCGACCTGGCCGCCACCGACTGAACTGACGCGCGACACTTCGGCGCGCCCGCGAGCGCCTGCCGAACCCGAGGCGCGCACCTCGTGATCCCCAGATCGCGCAGGCGCGCGCCTCAGCCGTTCCCTGCCCGCGCACCCCGGGGCACGGTTGCTCACCGTGGCGCGCCGGAGCGCCTGCCTCGCTGCGCACCGCAGCGCACCCCACCCGTCCGAAGCGCAACTAGGACAAGGCAGCCGGTCCCGACGAGTCGGCCAGCACGCACCCGAGCGATTCCGATCGTTCGAGCGCGGGCGAGTGCGCTCAACCTTGCCGGTGACGGAGGCGCGCCGATGCGCCCCTTCACCTGATCTCAACAACTGCACGCCACGACGGAGCCGCCCACCCTCGGAGCAACCAGTTGCGCGCAACCCCCTGACCTGCGGGAACGCGCGCGTTGCGCTCCGCTCCACACGAGGGCGCCCCAGACGGTTGCGCCTCCCGAAGCGGGCGCGCACGCGGAAGGGGCGCGCCTCGTTGCGGGCGCGCCCCTCCGGTATACGCGTGGTGGATCAGGCAGTCGGTTGCGCGTGGCGGCGCTCGAAGCGGCGCTGCTCGCGCGCCTCCTTGCGCGCCTGATGCGAGTCGGCGCGGACGGCGTGGAGCAACCGAGAGAACTCCTCCGGGTGGTTCTCGGCGAGCAACCGCATCGCCTGAAGCCGGTGGTTCGGAGCCGAGGGCAACCGGCCCCAGCGCGCCTCCGCGTAGTCCAGCGAGTACCGCAGGAAACGCAACTCGGCTTCGAGCCGGGAGCACAGTTGCGACACCCGCGCTTCCTGGGCCTTGCGCGACTCGCCTTCCACCTTTGGCAGGAAGGCGCGCGGGTTGCCCATCATGCGCTCGGCGAGAGCGAAGGTGCGTGGGGCGACCTCCGGGTTGCGGAAGGCGAGACCTTGTACGAGGTCGCGGCCGGCGCGCGGGCCGCGACCGGCGCTCTCCAGCACGAACTGGGTCCACTCCTCGGCGAACGCCTCGTCGTCGAGCTGGGCCAGGAACTCGGCCTCGTCGAGTGCCAGGTCCTCGACGGCGGACTCCACGGGCCGACGCGCAGCCCTGAGCTGATCGCGGAAGGTGTTGATACGGGCCTGGTACTCGCGCTTCGACTCTTCCTCCCCCCGCGGCAGGAGCACCTTGAACTCGCGGGCCGCGCGATTCGCGGTGAGCAGGGTGCGGCTGACCACGGGAGGAGCGCAGAAGGCCGCGGCCTGGACCTCGCGGGGGACCCGGCGATCCGTCTTACCTCGGACGAAGGCCACCCAGGCGTCGTAGAACGCCTGGTGGGCCATCTTCGCCAGACGCTCGGCCTGTGCCGATACCTGCTCGGCAGGCGGCTGCTCGGCCATCCCTACGTTTCCTCCTGGTCGCGGCGGCCCCGAGACACGACTCGGGCATAGTGCCGGTGGCCGCCTCGCAACCAACCCCACTCCGTGTGCCGGTTCATCGCAGGAGCAGCCGCTCCCCGGCCCTGCACGCCTGCGCGGCGCGCCGTGGTCTCGGACTGTTGGCCCCATCGGCCCGACCCGGGAGTACAAAGGCATTCCCAGGAACCGACAGGCAGTCCTCAACGCAGTGAGATCGGCGGCGAGGCGGCCACCTGAAAGCGAATGGTACCCGCCGGCCCCCGCGGGGCCCGCGCCCGTCGACCTACCAGGCCCTGTTTGGGCGATCAAGGTGCCGACGGCTGAGACTCGGCGGGGCTGCAAACGGTGGCGTCAGCTTGAGGGCATGGCTGGCGCACCGGGACTCCTGGCCTACTGGAGACGGAGACGTAGCTCGCCCACCCGTCGGTGACGGGCGCCCGGTTCCTGTTCGACGATTCCGACAAGAACAGCACGGCCCTCCACGGACACTTCGACGCGTCCGCCGATACGGAGGGCCTGGCCGAGCGGTCCCCATGAATCTCCTTCGCATTTGTCTGGTCCGCGATGGACGGCTTCAACCGGCTACTGACAGGCGAGCCGTTGACAGATGATCTCCAGCGCCTGGCGCACGAGGGCGGCCTCGACGAAGCCGGCACCGCGTGACGGCTTTGAGCCAGGATTCGCGGTTGTCCGGCTGGTCATGTGCGGGTGGGTTGCTGCTGCACTGCCGGATCGGGTGAACTTCCCCCGATCACCTTGCGCAGCCCCTCGACTGCGCACTGTTGTTGGGGTGAGGGGCCGGGGACCGGCCCTGAACATAGGAGAGCGCCGCATGCCTTTGAAGATCAACACCAGTGTCACTCCGGCAGCCAAGTCCGTATGGGTCCGCTGGCTGCCGAACGCCCTGCCGGCCGCGGGTTACGTCACGTTCGACAACACCGCCGACAAGCCCTACGACATCACCAAGATCAGCAGCCCCGACTATCAGAAGATCACGATCTACCAGACGGTCGTCGACAGCGAGAGCGCGAAGATGGTCAGCCTGGACAAGGTCACCCTGCCCGCGAAGGGGCAGTTCGCCTTCGTGCCGGGCCAGTACCACATCATGTTCGAGAAGCCGACGCACCTGATCACGCCGGGCGACAAAGCCCGCGTCATCTTCTTCCTCGACGACGGCACCGTCCTCAAGGTCAGGATGCCCGTCCGGACCTCTCCCGAGCTGTACTGACCCCGTCCGCACCACCTCTGGAGATCTCCGACATGACCACCTACCACCTCGACCTCGGCGACAATCAGACCGAGGCACTCGACTCCGTCACCCAGCTCACCCTCGCCGGCACCGAACTCGACATCGACGCCTTCGCCGCCACTGACGCCAAGGCCCCGGTCCCGCTGTGGGGCGACGTGGTCCTCGCCCGCGGCGACAGCCGCCACCAGGCCACCACCACATGGGTCGAGGACGTCGAGAACACCGACACCCACCAGGACGTCATCCTCATCGCCGGTGACCCCGCCGACCCCACGTCCCGCCGCATCCGTCTGGTCGACGCCTGGGCCAGCTCCAGCTACCACCTGGACGAGGACGATGACCCCGACGCCTTCATGATCACCTTCGCCGACATCGCCGTCGAGAAGTAGCAGTCACCCAGCCGTAGGCCGTCTGAACCCATGAAGGGAGACGGCCCACGGAGTGAAAGGCGCCACGCCAGCAACAGGCCCTGCCGCGAGTACCTGCGGCGGCGGGGCGTCGGGCACACGATCCCGGAGAAGATTGACAGCCAGGCCGCCCGCCTGTGCAAAGGGGCGCAGCACTCGCTCTCTGGCTTCTCGCATGATCGGCCGGACAAGTCCTAGCTAGGAGGCGTCCGCCCTGGCGGGAGTCGTGGCGCGCTCGATCACCGGAGCGATACGGCTCGGCTTCCACAGCAGGTCGTACGTACTCTGCGACATGGTGAGGACGGCGATGATCGTGGCGAAGGTGAGCGAGCCGTGCTGGAACTGCTGCCAGCCACCCGATGCCGCGACCGTCACGATGCCCGCGACGAGCGCGAGGACGACGGCGACGATCTTCTTGGCCTGGGGCGACCAGGCGGGCCGCTGCACGATGGCGGTCAGCAGCGGCAGGAGGGCGCCGACCTGGGCGCCGGTGGTGAGGGAGTCGACGAGCGACATGGTGTGTGCCCTTTCCGAGGGGGATGGAAGGGCGTGAGAGTGCACGACGGGGCGCGGTTGCGTCTTGTTCTCAGGGGCGGGCGGACTCGCGCTGCTCGACGTCCGCCGCGATCTCCGCAGGCGGCTCCGGGGCCGTGCGGCCCAGCGCAGTTCGTACGAGACCACGCAGGTCATGGATGTACTCGATCGCGCTCGCCTTCCACCGGCGCCACTGGCGCTGCTCCTCCTGTAGGTCCTCGACACGGCGTTCAAGGTCGGAATACTTCGCCTCCAGCGAGGCCATCCGGTCCAGGGTCTGGGTGGCGACGGCCCTCTGCTGCTCCAGCAGGCTGGTGAACCCGTCCGTCACGGTCTTGACCGCGCTGGTGGTCGCGTCGCTGTCGTTCTTCCGTTTGGTCTGCCGATAGGCGAGCCAGGCGCCTCCGAGGACGCCGATCATTCCGAAGAGGGGGGCGAGCAGGGGTGCTGCCGACACGAGCCCTGCCACTGGCACTCCCTGGGCTATCGATCGAGTGTGGGTGCGCGGGAGCCGGGGCCTGGAACGGGCCCGCGGCTCCCCGCAGGACGTACGGTGCACCCTGCGTCGACTTGCGTCTCGTCCTGATGTGTCATGCCGGGGTGATCCCGGCCGTGGAGTTCCAGGCATCGCGGACGGCGGTGAGGATCTGCTCGTCGCTGACGGCGGCCTGGGCGCTGTCTGGGGCGGCGGGATCGTGGCCGGCGGCTGCCGTGGCGGAGACGACCGGGTCGGCGGCGATGGCGGGAGCGAGGCCGGGGCTGGTGAAGTCACTGGGGTTGAGGACGCTGCGGGCGAGGGAGACGCGCAGCGGGTACCCAGCCGTGGCGGGGTCCTCGGCCAGGACATCACGCGCGACACGGGTGAAAGCGGTACGCACCCGGGCGGCGAAGGTGGCGTTACGGACGAGAAGGTTGTGCTCATCGATGAGCGAGCAGACAGGCATCGGGTTCCTCACTTGGTGTAGGTGACCCGCAGCTGCGGCGGGTAGGTCTCGCCGTAGCCGCGGGCGCGGCCGTAGTACGTGGTGCTGGAGTTGTTGGGGTCGAGGGCGATCCCTCGCCAGCTGGTGCTGTCGAACACGGCGGTTATATCCACCCATTTGCCTACGTTCTTTCCCCAGGAGACGGTCATGGCCTCGGAGTCGCAGGAGAACGTCGACGGACGGCTGGCGTGCTTGTGGGCCTTGATGACAGCCTTGCCACCCGCATTGCTGTACCAATGATCGAAATAGAGGTAAATCTCCGCTTTGTTGATGGTGGTGCCGGCGAGATCCGTGGCGAGCGTGGAGGAGAAGCCGATCAGGCTCGACTGCATGCCGTTGGTGGCGCTGTAGTAGCCCTGCATGGCCTTGTTGCCGTAGTAGCTGTTGTACGAGCTGCGGTTGGCGTAAGACCCTGACCAGGTCGCCGGATAGGTCTTGGTGTACTGCTTCAGCGGTGGCGTCGCCGTGCCGCCTCCCGTGTTGTACTGGCCGGTTTCCGGCAGGTAGGGCCCGACGTCCTCGATGTAGAACACCCCGGGGAGAGTGGTGCCGCCGAGCAGCCGCACGGTCTGACCGGCCGGGCCGCCCTGGACGCGGAAGGTGGTGAGGAGGCGATGCAGCCCGACGCCGAAGGCCCAGCCGGAACGGATGGTCTCCAGCCGAACCCGGTGAAACCCGGCACCCGCAACCGGATAGACGGCGGACTGGATCTGGGGCGAGGAGATCGTCGGCGTGCTGGCGCCGCCGTCCCGCAAGGTGAGGACGACTTCACCGCCGGCCACGCTCGGGTCGGCGTAGCAGTCGAGCACGACTCGGTACATGCGCGGGCCTTCGGCCTCGAACGCCAGCTCAACGAAGCCGTAGTCCGTGGTACTGGCTGAAACGGCCATGGCCTGGTAGTCGAGGGCGACCAGTCCTCGGGCACCGAGAGTCAGGTGGTCCTCGATCGGGTCGCCGCCGATCGTGAGCTTCCCGGCCACCGCGAGATCGCCGAATCCGGCGTTCCCGGTCTCGTCGATCGTGGCCACGGCGACACCGCCGTTCGACAGGGACAGGTAGTTGGGGCGACCAGTCATGAGGGCGATGGCCTCGTCGCCGGCGTCGTCGAAGAGCTGAAGACCCTGCGGGGAAATTTCCGCGCGCGCTCCAGCCGCTCCGCTGGAGACCACGACGCGGGCGGCAGTGTTGTCGAAGGCGACAGCGCCCGCAGTTCCCGCGACGCACGCGATGCGTATGCGGACCCGTGTCGTGTTCGTGGGCGCGGGCTCTGCGGGTACTCCGGTGATGCGCTGCCACGTGCCGCGTATGGCTGCACCGTCACCCGTGGTCACGACGCTTGTGCCGATGGACGAGCCGTCGGCACCGAGCCACTCGGCGTAGATGCTGATCCTGGACCCGACCCAGTCGGCAGAGGCGAGGTAGTCGGTGCCGAGCCACATCTTCTGGCCGGGAACGGCGGGCAGGTCGGCGAGCGTGAGCGCCCGGGTTGCGGCAACCGCGTTGGTGGCGTCGACCTGGACGGCACGGGGGGTGTTGTTACCGGTGGTGATCGACCAGTTGGTAGCGGCGGCAACCCGCTGGTCGGTGATTGCTCCCTCGAATGAGCCGTCGGCAATGACGTTGCCGTCGGTGCCGAGCGCGAGCCGGTCGGCGGTGAGCGACCCGACCTTGATGTGGGTGGCGTCGATCGTCCCGGCGAGGATTTTCGTGGCGGTCACGGAGTTCGCGGCGAGCTTGTCGGCGGTTACCGCGAGCGCGGCGAGCTTGTCGGTGGTGATCGCGAGCGCGGCGATCTTCTCGGCTGTCACTGCGAGCGCGTTCAGTGCGCTCGTGGTGACAGCGCCAGCGAGGATCTTCGGCGCGGTGATCGCGCCGTCCGCGATCTGCACCCCGGGGACGAGCGGCCGGACGACCGCGTTGTCGAAGAGGATCGCCCCGACGGTGCACTGATTGCCCTCGACATACAGCTGCGCCTGCACAGCGCCGACAGCAGCGGACACCGTTCCTGTCACGCGTTCCCAGGACGCCCGCCCGGAGGGGACCTGAGTGAGGGCGCTGGTGGACAGGTGGGTGCCTGCACCGTCGTACCAGCGGGCGAAGAACCTCACGTCGCGACCGACCCAGTCGCTGGAAACGTTGTAATCGACGCCGAGGTAGAGCTGGTCGCCAGCGAGTACCGGGACGGTGGTCAGGCGCAGGTTGCGAGAAACCGCGGTGGCCGAGGCGCAGTCGAGCTTGAGGGCGTACGAGGAGCCGTTGCCGCCGGTGACCTGGGACCAGTAGGTCTGCGAGGCGACGAGCAGCCCCGTGTAGGCGCCCTCGAAAGAGGGATCGGAAAGCTGGTTGAGGCCGCCTGCGACGGTCAGCTTGTCCGTGGTCACCGATCCGGCCGCGAGCTCGGCGGTGGTCACGGAGCCCGCCTGGATCTCCCGGGCCCCGATCGCGTCCGCAGCGATCTTCCCTGCCGTGACCGCGTCGGTGGCGAGCGCAGTTGTCGTCACCGCACCCTGGGCGATCTTGTCCAGGGTGACGGCGGCCTTGGCGAGCTTGTCCTCCAGAACGGCGCCGGCCGCCAGAGCAGCGGTCCCGACTGCGCCCAGCGCGATCTTCGTCTCGGTGACCGCGTCCCGCGCCAGCTTCGTCTCGGTGACGATGCCGTCGATCAGGTCCTGCTCGACGGCCTGTCGCGGGGTTCCCTGCACGGCCGCTGATGCCGGGCCTGTGGTCGTCGCCGTATTCGTTGCCACCAGCCGCACCCACACAGCGGTGTAGCCGTCGACTGCGATGGTGACGGTGCCGCCGAGCGGCGCCGTGATCGTCGCGACGTGGGTGCCCAGTTCCGGGAGGAAGTCAGGCGACGGCCCGATGTGGACCTGGACGAGCGAGAAGTCCGTCGGGGTGGTGTAGGAGTCGTCCCACTGGCCGTCCCAGCCGACGATGAGTCCGGCGAGGACCGGCTCCACCGCCGGGGGCGTCGGGGTCGGCGGCGGAGGGGTGTTCACTGCGACCAGGGCGACGCCGCCGTCCGGCTGCACACCAACGGAGCCCTTGAGGTCGCCGTTCTCGTCGTAGATGTCCATCGAGCCGCCCTCGATGGAGGAGTACGCCGCCTGCGATGTCCGCTCCAGCGCCCGGAGCCGCTCGTCGTACGAGGCAAGGAGACGCGCCAGGTCTCCGCCGGGCCCGGGATCGAGGATCTTGACCATGCGGCGGACCCTGCACACGCGGCCCTGTTAGCGTCGCGCCGACCTTGAGCGACAGCTCTCATGGCTTCAGCGGCCTGCGCAGCGGTTTAGATTGGCACCGTCTGCCGTGGCTTTGGGCGGGCTTTTGCCACCGTGCTCAGGGGAGAGGTAACACCATGGGAATCTTCGACAAGTTGGTCGGCGCCAATGGCGGCAGCCCCGAACGCCCCTGCCCTGACTGCGGGAAGCTGTTGCAGGCCGACCCGGAGTGGGGGGAGGGGCGTTACGAGTGCCGCAACGACGATTGCTATGGGTGGGGTGTCTACTTCGATGAAGGCGGCGTGCTGGTTGACCCTCGGAGCCGTGGCAAGAGCAGCGGTAGCTGTGGGGCCTGCCAGTCGTCGCTCTCCGGCGGGGACAGCTACCTGCCTTATGAGAGCGGCGGCAATTCGTACGCGTACATCAAGTGCCCCTCCTGCGGATACGAGAACATCCGCGACGGGTTTGGTGAGGACGACTAACTGTCGAGCCCGCTGGGAAGTTGCTACTCCGGCTTTGATGCTGGGTGGGTGCCGGACTCCACGCGGCTAGGGAGCCATGGTCAGTAGTGGAAGGAGTCGGAGCGGCGCAAGGTCATGGTGACGGTGCCGTCGGCGCTGATCTCGTCGGCGATGATCCGGTGCCAGACGTCGAGATCCCCGACCCAGGGGACGTGGACCTGCACGCGGATGTCGTCGCCGAGCTGCCAGGAGCCGAACTTTGCGTTGGGGTGGTCCACGATCTGGATGGACGGTATCTGAAGAGCCTTCGTCCGCCCGGCCAGTTCCAGTTCACCCCGCCTACGCAGCGCGGCTGAGGAGGCGAGTGTCTTGTCGGTGACGGTGGCGACTCGGCGGAGCCGTCCGTCGAACCGCGTGATCTGCGCGCGGGCCATCTTGCGGCCCTCGCCGCGGCCCAGGACCACAACTTCGTTGGCGTAGTCCTCTCCCATGCCTTCCGGCCGGGCGATGGCGACTATGTTCTCGTCGCCGGCGAATCGCAGGTCGAGCCGCTTTCCGCCGAGGCGGGGCCGGCCGAGGCGCAGTCGGTGCGAGATCTGGTTGCCGTCCGAGGTGGCCCAGGCATGGTCCTCGCGCCAGTCGAAGGGAATGGTGCGGGCGAGGGTGTCGAGCGTGGAGCCGCAGTCAGGGGTGTCCCACCAGGCCAGCTCCCACGGTGAACTTCCGTCTGCGGCACCAAGTTTCTCGCCGTGGTCGTGCTGGTCGATCGTGAGTCCGATGTTCCCGTACGGGCGGCTTTGGACGTGAGCCCAGATGTTCCGGAAGGCGTCGAATGCATCAATTCGCGGCCCGCCGTAGGGCTTTGGTGGCGGAGGGACGCGTTGGATTCCCTTTTTGCCATCGACCCAACCGTCATGATTTTTATCTTTCCCGGCAAAAGGGTCTTTTGGGGTGATGAGCTGCCCGGAGATCATGTAGCTCTCGTACGGGATGCCGTGCGGGTAGCAGGACAGTCCTTCGGCCTGGATGGTGGCCTTCGAGCCTTCGTAGTTCGTCTTGGTGACGATGCCGCCCCAGCGGATGTGTCCGTCGACTTCGAGATAGAGCTTCGTCGCCCATTCCTGGAGGATCGGCTGCCCGTCCGCGCCTCGCATGCGGGCGTATTCCGGCTCGATGGTTCCGGTGAGTGAGCCTGGACCAGACAGTTCCCGCTTCGGGTTCGAGGACAGGCTGAGGGGCACGTCCCAGTCGAGGATCGCCTCCGGCAGTGCGCGCTGCGCGATGTATCGCCAGGCCATCAGGTTTCGTCCTCGGTCGGGTCCTCCGCCCAGTCGACGTCGAGTACACAGGTCGTGGCGACGTCGGCCTGCAAGACGCCAGCGTTGTCGTCGTCGAGCGAGATCATCCCGGACAGGGTCTGGACCGTCCCCCGCATGGACGAGGGGATGGAGATGGTGTCCGCCGAGATCAGGTGGATGCGCTGGGAGCCGTCTCCGGCGCCGGTATCGAGCGTGACCGACTCGCCCTGGAGCGTGCCGAGCTTCCACGCCGACGAGCCCCACACGCCGCCGCGCATCACCTGCACCCCGGCGACCGTGAGCATGATCCGGGCTTTCGTCGCCCAGGGCGGCACCTCGACCGTCCAGCGGGCGGCCGGCGGCCACGCGACCCACTGCCCCTTGCTGTTGCCTGCCCAGTTCTGGTCTCCGCTCGGCGAGGACGTGTAGAGACGTCGCCGAGCACGGGGAGCCACCATCTCGCGCAGGTCCTTGATCATCGCCTGGGTAATGGAGGATGCGTTCGCGGGGATGTCGATGCGAGCGAGGGTGATCGACGAGTCGTTGGGCCGGACCTGCCGGACGCTTGTGGTCGTCGCCGGCACGTTCGAGACGATCCGGGTGTAGATGTACGGGCCGACCTTCGGGTCTCCGGGCAGCGCCCACGTCTCCCCGGCCGAATACGGGTTCTCGACCCGGGCCACCACCAGATCGGAGCGCTTGGCTGCACCGGTCGCGGCCACCGGCACCTGGTCCGCGCTCGGGAGACGGGCCGCGTACGCCTGATACCGGCCGCCCGGCGCCCTGTTCAGGATCGCGCATGCCCCCGGGTACACGTTCACCGCAGCCGCGGGCGACGAGAGTGCCCGGACCTGAAGGTCACCTGAACCGACGATGCCCTCCCCGCCGGCGAAAGCGGCGTAGGCCAGCAGCCTCGCCACCTCGCTGGAGTGCTCGGCGCCGCCCTCGGTGAACCACGGCACGGAATCCCACGCCACCGTCTACCTCCCTAATCATGTTGCGTACGTTCAGGGGCAGACGGTGTTCGCGGCGGCCCCCTTGTGTCGCGGGCTCGCTGCGCCGCCTACATGTACGAGAAGGCGTCGCGCCACGCGACAGTCATGTGCGCGGTCCCGGTGGCGTCGGAGCCGCGCAGCACGATGTCCAGACGCCCTGGGGGCAGCCGCATCTGCGGCATGAGCGGCGAACCCCGGGTGATCGCCCCGGCGACCGAGGCGCCCCCGTTGCGCAGAGCCGTGCGCGCCCACGGGCGAGGATCGATGACGACGTACTCGCCGACCCCGAGGGCCAGGTCCAGCCCGAGCTTCCATCGGCCGATGACCTCGACCACGGGCTGGCTGATCGGCCCCCGGATCGTGATCACCGGCCAGGTCGGACGGTTGCCGCCCAACACGATCTCGCCCGGGGTACGACTCGACGCTGTCCCCGTCATCGTGAGCGGTGTCGTGAGCGGGCCGGCCAAGCCGCGGTGCGGCGCGGGGTTGAGGTCAACTCGGGCGACCTGCTCGACGTCGTCGTACGCGATCCCGTCCACGGACACGAAGCTCGCGACGACCGGGGTGTAGCCCTGCCGGGTCAGTCGGGAGGCCGCCGGGGCGAACTTCCGGGGCCTGCCGAAGAACCTGCGCGCCCGCCCGCCCTGCGTCGTCGAGAGCACGGCCGGAGTCGCGAAGCGGGAGCGTACGGCCTCGGCGTCCCATGCCTGTGCGAGCAGGGAGACACGATCGAGCACGGCGCCGTGGCGGCCCAGGCGGCTGCTGGCCCGGTCTACGGCGTCGACACCGATCTCGAACGTCAGGGTGGCGCCGGGCCGGTAGTCGAGACCGAAGCGGATGCCGTCCTGTCGCGGCATCGGCACGTCCCCGGCGTCGATGTCGCCGTAGGTGATGTCGACCTCGTCCAGCAGGTAGTACCCCGAACGGAACGAGCCGAACGTGAGCGTCGCGCCCGGCATGATCCCGTTCCCTCCGTACGACAGGATCCACTCGCCCTCAGCCGGAGGCATACGCACCTCCTCGCCTGATCCGGCGCAGCTCGAAGAGCGCGTCGTTCAGCACCTCTCCCGGAGTGGTGGTCCCGTTCGTCATGGTCAGGTTCAGGTCTCCTCCGACGAGCGCAGGTGCCGGGCCGGCAGAGGGCGTGGCCCGAGCGGCGGGAGCTGGCCGGGTGGACTGGTGGAGCCGCACCGCGCCGTCCGCGAACTGCTGGGCGTCCCGACCGGGGTAGACCACCGTGCCGCCGAAGTACCCGGCCACCGTGCCCAAGATCTCTTCCGAGCGCTTTCGCTTCGACGGCGCCAGGGGGATGTACGCCTCGCCGGGGTAGGTCTCCGGCTCCGCCCACAACCGCATCTCGCCCGCGCGGGCGATCTGGGCGACGTGCCGCTCGCTGCCGCCCGCGAACGCCTTGATGCGGTTACCGACCAGGCGGATGCCGCCGTTGGCGTACTTCACGATCCCGCCGTCCGCGTGCTCGGAGACGTACGGCTGGCCCAACGTCGAATACTTCACGGTGACGTTCACGGTCTTGCCGGTCAGGCTGTTGATCTTCCGCTGGATGGCCTCGACGTTCGAGACCGCCGACCCCGTCGGAGCGCTGATCTCGACCTTTTTGCCCCTGAGTTCCTTGACCTTGAACCCCAGGTCCTTGACCATCTGCTGCGCAGTGGCGGTCGGTGCCTCCATCACCAGCTTCTTGCCCGGCGGCAGTTCCGCGACCTTGTTCCGGATCGCGGTGAGGTCGCCGGTCGCCTTCGTGATGATGGCGCTGACCGTGACGTTCTTCCTGTTCGGCGCGTTCGCGATGTCCGTGGCCAGCGCCCCGATATCGGCACGGGCGCCCTTCGTCGGAGCGGTGATCCGTACGCTCTTCCCGCCAGGCATGTTCTGCACGGAGAACCCGAGAAGTTCGAGCTGCTTACGGGCCTCCGCAGTCGGCGCACTGACCGTGATCGACTTGCCGGCGCCCAGGCTTTCGAGCTTCGAGCGCAGCCCGAGGATCTGCGCGGTGGACTCAGGGATGCCCTTGGTGGTCATCAGCGTGGTGATGGTCTCGGGCACCAGACCCATCTGGTCCGCGAGGGCCTTCGCCTGAGCCTCGGGGATGTTCATGTCCATGGCGAGCTGGATGGCCTTGGAGCGGGCCCGCTCCA